CCGCCTTGAGTTCGCCACGCTCAGGCCGTAGGCGAGTGCTGCAGGCGCGCCAAAGCCGCCGGTAGCCAGCGTGGCGAGCAGGGGCAGCGCCACGTCCCCAACATAGTCAACCCATGTCGGCTTGGGCATGGTTGGCGTAGGCTGGGACATGACATGCTGCGACAGCGCGCCGGGAGCCTGCTGAGACAGCGCGCCAGGCTGCCAGAACTGTGCGCGGGCCTGCTCGGCCGCAATGTCATCCGGCAGAACAGGAGTTTGTGAAAGTATTCCTATTGCCATGTTATTGCTAAGCGCCAAATTTCATGTCGAAATTCATCGATTTATCATTTCTGCTGCCGCCCCAGTTCGCAGCCTGGATGATGTCCGCATAACGCGACAGCAAATCCATCGGCATCTGCACGCCACCCGCAGCCAGATTGGCGCCAGACAGTCCTAACGATGAGAGGCTATCGGCAGCAGAACTACGCAATTGCGCTGCAAGATCCGTTGCCCGATCCATGAACCCACGATTGGCAATCGCGGCGGCAATCTCCGGCCGGCTACCGCCAAAGGAGCCCATGCCTATCGCATTCGTTGCGATGCCTGGCAGTTCGTTTTCCTGGAGTGCCCTGTATGGATCACGCAGCATCGACATAAGCAGCTGCGGGTCACCATTCATTGCTGAATTCCAGTAGTTGAATGCGCTGCCCAGCCCTGGCATCAGCGACAAGCCAGTGTTTGACATCTGGCTGCCAACATTGCGGCCCATGGCCTCGTTCTGCCGATATACCGCCTGAGCGTTGTTCCATACGTCGGTCAGGAACGGTATTTGAGGCCCCCATGGGGATGAGCTGCTTTTGCTTTTGCTGCCGCTAAGCCCAAAACTTACTCCAAGACCCATCTTGCTTACCTCAACTCGCGTAGTACGGCACCTTGTAGACCGTGCCAGCTACATTGATGACCAAATACCCGCTCGGCGCCGCGGGCAAGGCCGCAGCAGCTCCTGCTGCACCTACCGTTGTCGCTGTCGTAGCGCCAATCGCCACTTCGCCATTACCCGCACTCTGCGCCGGCTCATCAAGCGTGATGGAGCCGCCAATGCTGCGAAATGCGCCGCTGATCCTCTCAAGTTCCGACCCAACCCAACGAACCATGGATGTAGTATCGGCAGGCTTCGCCTGCAATGGGATGTATCGCGTTTTGCGGCTCACCGCCCAGCCTCCTGCACGTCAATGTCCATTCCGCTGAATGCCCACGTAGAATTTGTTGGTGACCCACTCCATGAGCCAATTCTCCAGGCCAGATAACGCCCGGTTTTACGGACATCGACCTTGTACCTTGACCCATCATCGAGAGAAAACGTCTTGACGGTATCCCACAGCACTGAATCATTTGCATTTCGTTGCGTGCCAATCTGGATATCAACAGATCCGCTTCCGGTGATCTGCGGCACGACAGCGCGAACACGCATCGATGTTGTCGCCTCTTTTCGAAATTCATCGAGGTCAACGCCTGTCCGCTCGATGTATGCATCGTAATGGTCGCTGCCAATCCTTATGCCAGTCGATAACTGATAGAGACCGAATGTAACGGTTGCATTTCCTTCGCCAGGAGTAGCTAGAATTACCTGATTAGCGCCCGTGCGGCCGAACTCGCCAATTGTTCCTTCCAGATTGCCAATCTGTCCGCTAAGTGACCCAATTGTTATCGGAGAGCTAACGACAACAGACGGTGCAATGCACGTGTAACCCGGCAGATCAATGAACGCCCATGTGTTGTTGTGCCAGTTCCATATCAGCGCGCGGTTTGGAGAAGAACCACCTGCGGTGGTGTAATAGACCCAAATTTCATTTTGCCCCTCGATGGATGCGGCCAGACATTTCGACCAGTCTGAAACTTCATGAAAGAATGCGCGTTCAATCTTCCGCTCAGCTGGCCTGCTGATGTTCAGGCCGTCATGCACATACAATCTGTTATCGCCAACGCAGAAATGCTGGTTCTGGAACGAAACTGCGCATTCCCGATTAATCAATCCATGCGAGAACAAGCGACGAATGCCGAACACATCAGAGCCGCCGACATACTGCAGTGCATACGCTGCATTCTGCGTATACACAATCATTGCGTCGCCCATCTCGCGGCAATCGATCAGCGGGCCATCCGATGCCGCCACCTGCACGTATCCGGCCAGCTTTGTCGTGTCCGCGTAGTCCCAGCTCGCAGGAAAAGAGTCAGTCGCCGCGGCATCGGACCAGTACACGTTGTACGGCGCATTGGCCACCCCTACCGCAACAAGAAAGTTGCGGTGCGCCCTGATGGACTTGACTGCTCCGCCAGGTGAATTAGCCGCACCCCACGCCGGAATCATGCGGAACACGGACCCGTCTGGAGATGACGTGCCGGAATTCCATGAATACAGCGGCATTTCTACCCTGTTGTTCATGACCGCGAACCGTCCAAATACCGTGGACTGCCATGCGGCAGTTGCGCTTAATACCGCTGCGGTTCCACCCTGGTCCTGAATCGACGGGACCGAAATAGCCGAACCATCCCATACAAGCATCGTACCGTTGGCAAGCCCAATAACCTGCTTGTAGGTGCCCACCTGGTACTGCCAGGTCTCGAACCATTGCGAATTTTCACTTGAAATATCGTAAGCAATGATCTTGTTGCCATTCATTTTTCTGGCGGCACCATCGCGGAACAAGACATTCTTGCCGCCGGTAATTGCATTCGGGGGCAATTCATGCGCTGGCGCGTCCTGCACCATGCCAACATCACCGAATTGTCGCAGCGGTATCAGCATGTCAGTGCGGGATAACAATCACTTCGAATGCGTAGTTACCATGCGTGACTGATGTCGTGTCAACAAAGTATGTGTTCACCTGAAATGAATTCGTGGCTTTTGCCGCGATGTATGTTGAGCGGCAGTAGGTCGCATCAGTTGCAGTTACAATTGCAATTGCCGTGTAGTTCGTCGTACCAAGGTTATGCGTTACCGTGTAAGTGCCCGTGGCAGTCTTGGTCACGGACAACGTACCTGGATCGGACTGGGACGTGATTGCCCCGGAGTTGTCCACGGCCGCTGACAGCATCCCCTTGAAATTTCGCCCGCCGAACGTCGGCGTGCCTGAAAACTCCCAGTTACCAGAGATCGTCTCGGCATCTCCGGGGTCCGGCAATGCATTCAGCTCTGTGTGCGTCTTGGTTACGGCTCCAGTGACGTTTGGAAATGACTGCTTGACCGCAGTCTTTACCACCACAATCTTGTTGTCGATATCCTGCGCCAACGTGGCATTAGTAGGATCACCAAGATTCAGCGTTCCAGCGTAATCTTCAGCCATACGGATTCCCCATAGTCATCGTCGAGCCGGAATACTCAGCGATTTTGTCAGCGTCATTTGCGCTGTTCACCGCGTTGTCATACAGGCTCGCATACTGCCTGTCGGCCATGGGCACGTTAAAAAAAATCTCACCAATAGCCAGCGCGCCGTAAAGGTAGATGTCTGGCGCACCATTCAACAGTTCATTGGTAGGCGCTGCGTTGGTCAATGCAGCCGGCTTGAAGTAGTACGTCAACACCATGGTGATAGATTGCGTGACCGGGCAGAACACTAGCTTGTTATTGTCACGCGCAAAGTACACCGGCCAGCCAAGCGCGCCAGCCGTTGGCGCGCCGAATCTCTTGAACTCCTGCAATGAGATGCGCTCCGGTGGCGGAGCGTCGTCGTTCTCGTTGTAGATTTCCTTGATTTCGAGAAAATCAGCCGGGTACGTGTAGTGCGGCGTCACCGTATCGATGGTGAACGTAATGCGCTTTTCGTTGACTATTGCCCTCAGCCGGCGAGCAATGTCCTGCTCGGCCATCCGGATGAAATCCTGACATAGATCACTGGTCGCATCGTCACGGTTCAACCAGTTGGCGATGCTGGAAACAAGCTCTGTGTAATTGCTGATGCTCATACCAGCCTGCGGGTCTCACGCATGTTCGTCGTCTTGAGCATCGGAAACTCGCGATCAATGATCTGCATGAGCCTGCGGCCCTCACCGGGCTTCAGGTTGTATATATCAATGCCGTATTCGTGCCTGATCTTCATGCAGGTAACCGGATCGAGCCGTGCATAGCGGCGCAGTTCAGATTTACGATTACGGTATGCCTCATCAAGTGCACGATGTTCAGCCGCGTGTTCGATGAACGGCCGCGCATCAACCGAATACCTGGCCTTGAACTTCCAGTCGCCCTCAAAGTCACCCTTCTCGGCAACCAGGGTTTCCGCCGGCGTGATGGGGGCTGCAACCGGGGGCGATTGCTCGCCCCCGGCCGCGTCATCATCACGACACCGAGAGGTCACGGATCAGCGCGGAGCACTTTGAATGCTCCACGCCAAGGCTCAGTTCTGAGAGCATCATGAACCGAACGGCATCACCCAGCTTTGCGAGCGGCTCAGTCTGGATTTCACGAAGTTGCGGAATGAACCAGCGCTCGGTTTCCAGCAGGAACACGAACCCGTTTGCGGACTCGCCAGAGTTCGCACCGCGAATGAACCTGTCCAGAACCACAGTCAGCTCACCGAACGGACTCATATAGAGATCCACCGCATTGACATAGCGGGTTTCGTTACCACGATCACGAATTTGCTGATTCGTGACATAGGCAAAATTCGCCACCTTTGTCGAATGGAACGGTGAAACCAGCAGCCAGTTCGGATTGCCGCCAGCGTTAAAGCAAGCCTGATGCGCACCAAGCACCAGCGCCTCGCTCAGCGCCACATCCGTGCCCGCATCGCCAGTAGCGCTGCCGCCGGCACCAAACGTCACGTTTCCTGAGTCGATCAAGCGCGATGCAGAAGCAAGCTTGCGCGCAGTCGAGGCATCGCCAGCAACCATGGCCTGATCGGTCAGAATCACGCGCTCGATATCGCGCCGCAACTCCCGGCCGCGCTTGAGGATCATGTAATCCTCCTCGCTGGCCCGGCCATACCACGATACCGCACCGGAAGAGCCCGTGACCTTTACGGCCTTGGTGAAGATCTGCGTGGTATTGGTTTTCATGCCAGGGGTACTGGCGTCGTAAGCGCTTACATCCGCACCTTCGATGGCCGCATTGGACACCGATGCGGCTGCAAGGTCATCCTCCTGCCAATACACCAGCTTGTCCGTGATGGACACCTTGCGAAAGTTCGTGAAGCACGGAGTCTCATAGGGCGAGATCAGCCCGATGAGATCCTGCACAGACTCCCGCGCGCCTTCCACCTGATAGGTGTTTTGAGTGCCAGCAGCCGGCGTACCCGGCGTGGCGCTAATAATCGTTCTTGCCATTGAATCTACTCCTGATTATCTGCTTCGCCTGGCACGAAGCGCGCTCAAGACGGCAGCCTCCTGCGAGCGAATAGACGTTGCCTTTCTGGCGTCGTGTATCGCCTGCGATTCAGCGCTCATCCTTCCCGGCTTCTTGCCAGACGCATTGACTGTTTTTGTTGGGGACAGCGGCACGGCCTTGCGCATCGGCATGGACTTGCCCTTGCGCATCGCCATGGCGTCATTCACCAACTCCCAAAACCACGGCTCGACGATGCGGGAGACCACATCGGGCTCGCCGCCTCTTGATACCACATGCTGCGACAGTTCCGCGTAAAGCGACTCAGACCACCCCGGAATCCGGGACTTGATTTCTGGAAGCGCTGCTTCAGCGCGCATCTTCAAGTTTTGCTCCGTGAGCTGCTTCCATTCATCAGCGTATCGCTGTCGGTTCGTATGTAGCTGCTGCCGCTGCTCTTTGATCGCTTCCCGCTGCTCGCGTAGCGCGGCCGCACGGGCCGGGTTTTCCTGCGCAATGGCGTAAAAGTCGATGTCAGAAAACTGCGACATGCGCCGTTCAAGCACCTTGTCGGCCTCGTCTATCTCCCGCATCCGCACGAAGTTCTGCTGAGTCAGCGATTCCTCGAGCTGATGCATGGCCCTGGACTTCTCGGCCAACGCCTGCGTCTTGCGGCGGTAGTCCGCATCGCGCATTCCGCCCGCTTTCCACTCGCGGACCTGTGACAGCGAGACCTGCTCACCATCCAGCTCGAAATACGCATCACCATCACCTTCTTCGGCCTCAGGTTGATCGCCATCTGACGATTTCTGAGCCTCGTCGGTCTCCGGTGCGCTTTCTACTGCCTGCGCTTCTTCAGACTGCTCGATGCTTGGTCCTTCAGGAGCGGCTTTTGTTGCCTGCTGCGTCGGCTCGGTTGGCCTCTTGAGGCTCCGGCGTTCGGCGAGCATGGCGGCGACATCGTCCAGACTTGCCGGACTGTCGTCACCGGCAGAGGACTGCCCAGGACGGGCTTGGTCTTGCGATAACTCATTCATACATTGTTCCTTCTGGTTTGTCCAGTTACGGCGTCATGATGTCTTGATGCCCTGACCTGCAACCGGATGACAACCGCCTGCAAGGCGATGGCGCGCCGATGCAAATCGGCCGCCTTGGCTTCATCCCGCGTTGTAAGCCACTCGTCGGCCAGGTCATCGAGTTCGTCATGGCACGTCGCGCGAAACTCTGCCATGCCAACCAACTCGGCTGCGGCACGGTCGCGCTCTCGTTCGATACGCTTTGCTTCCACGTCGTGCAGATTGGGCCGCTCTGTCTGGCGGCGAAATCGCAGCCAATCAGGCCATTTCATTTTTGCGCGCCTTTCTGTTCATTTCCTCGAGCTCAAGCATGACCGCCTTGCGCTTTGCGATCTTGTCTCGGTTGCCACGCTTGTCTCTCATGCGTATGGCAATAGACTCCCCCAGAGAGTCCGCCCATCCGCTGCTCAGCCGATTGCTGCCGGGCGTTTCTGCGTCGTCTCGATGATCGCCTCTGCTACGTCCTTTTTCCGCTGCCATTTGAATTTCTCCTCGTCAAGTACCTGCTTGTCTGCCGATTTAGCCGCATCCAGTTGCAAGCCATCGCGCATTCTGGCCGTCTCAGCCTGCATCTTCTCGATCTTTGCCTGCTGATCGGCAAGCGCCACCTGCTGCATCAATTGCTGCTGCTGGCCAGCGGCAATCATGCGCTGCAGTCCATCCTGGGTGGTCGGATCGGCCATCCAGTTCGGCTCACCAAGCAAATCACATATCTCCGAAATGATCGCATAACGCTCACGCGCGCCATATAGCGGCGCAATCGCCGCGTCGGAGCTGATGAATTGATGCAGGCCCATCAGTCGCGCCGCGTGCTTCTCGCACTCTTCTGCTGTCAGCGCAATGGATACGGCCAAGGTGGTCGAGTACGGAAACTCAGCCGGGTTGTAGTCTTGGTATTCACCATTAGCCTCGATAGCAAGCGAATAACCGTTTTCGTACCCGAGTCGGTATACATCAAGCATCAGCGGACGCCACAGCGTTTCAGCAAATGACCTGGCCAGTCCCATGACCCGCTCCGTACTCGCAGACATGAGCATGTTGACCATGTCCCCAGAGTTCTGGTGCGTGATGATGTTCTGATTCTCCAGCCCCTTCGCCATCCTGTTGTCGCCGGTGCGGGCTTCCTTCTCGCTGGCCAGCAGTTCCAGCAATGCCCCGGTGGCCGGCGATATGGCAGGCTGCGGAACCACGTTTATCGCGCCAACGTCCGGAGAGTCGATAACCCCGCCGATAGGGTTGTCAACCAAATCCCTTGCATTGCGGATCACGGACAAATTGGCGATACGTAGACCAGTGTTGACCCTGAACACGTTGTCCACAATGCCGCGCACGACATTCGACTTCGTGCGCTGCAGATCCATGGTGACATCGGCGATGCTCATGCCGATAGGCCTGTGCGCAATGTGCAATGGAGACCAAAAGCGGAATGGCATCTCCCGCACGCGCTCCATGCTGATGATGTCATCACCGCAGATGATGACCTGCCATAACGTCGCATCCTGAGCCGGCTCATTCGGTGGCGTGTCCGCGTCCATGTACAAATAGGCTTCGTAGATAGTGAGCAATTCACGCTCATCTTCTCCGACCTTGTCCGGCGTCATGTTGTACTGATTGCGCGAGCGACTTGCCGAGTCAGCGCCAACCATGTCCGTTGATGACAAGCCGGCAACTATCTGCGGATCAAACCCTTCTGCAACCAGATCGGCGCGCGTCTTCTCGGCCCTGATGCAAATGAATCGCGCCTTGTTGATGTCATCGCAATTGACATCTATGTACACGCATTCCGGCGCTATGGCTTCAACGGTAACACGGCTTCGGTCCTCTACAGTCACCGCCGTCCCGCTCACCATCCGCACCGGCACGGCCACCGGCCCGGCGGGCGTCGGCATCGCAACAGGCTGCTCGGCTACGTCATCAATGGATTCGACTTCAAGGCCTTGAATCATCGCAGCCTGAACCTGCGCCTCCGGGGCGCTGAACTTCTGCGGCTCGCGGACCCTCTCTGTGTGCCAGTAACGGCGCACGCAACAGACCTTCTTTAGTAACGCATCCTGCAGCAGCGTCTGCAGCAGCCTGTAACCGTTGTTCACGTCCATGATGATCGAATGGACGT